TCGAAGTTCGCTGTGATGTTTTTTGATCCTCTTTCGAGTGATCCATCAGCATCATCAACGACACCAACCAGAGTATTAAGATCGTTATCAAAGCCATCAACTGTCTCTCCTGAATTAAAGAACTCGGAACTTGTAGGTACGATGTATAATCTAAGATTATTAGAGTTAAATGATACAACTCTTGCACGAGCACCACTTGTTCTACCAACAACAATAGATCCTGGATCGAAGAATACGTTTTCTGTTAAAACAATATAAGGTACTTGTGCATCAGTATCATCTGTTGATTCATATACAGCATGTACTTTATAAACATCATTCAGTGCGAATGAAATCTCTTCGTCCTCAATACGAGTACCATAAAGGTTACCGTATGATAGACCATAGTTCTGAACGTCAGTATTATTTCTAGTACGAACAACTTTCATCACTCTCATCTTAGAAGCAGTTTTAATCTTCTTAGATACAGTGTTGACAGAAACTGCAGCAGTTAGAGTTACTTCAGTAATGTTAGAGGATCCACCACTACCTTGGTTCATACCAGTAACCTGTAGTGACTGTCTATTAGCACCAAAGGTTACACCAATAGTAGGTGATTGTTTTGTGGATTCATTCTCAATATCAATGTTAGTACCTACGTTCCAACCATATCCTGTATGACTGTTAGCACCTTGTGTAACTGTAAGAATATAGTTCTCACTATCAAGAGTAGTAAACTGTTCGTTCTCAGGTAGTGTGAATGTAACGTCACCAGATGATAACTGTTTGTTAGCAAATGTTTTTATTACAACAAATGATTCATCAGAGATTGACTTAATGGCATGTTTAGGCATGTCAATAACCAATTCTCCATCCTGTACAGTCTTCTGAGTGAAGAGAGGACGCATTCTAACAACCTGTCCTGCAGGGTATTCAGCATCAGGAACAGTACCCTTAGTTAAACCTGTATCTAAGTTGGCATGTTCTTGACTGAAATCAAATACTACAGCAGTAGCAGGATCATTCCTATTAGCAGTAGTATATCCAATAGCACTAGAATCAATTCTCTTAACACGAATAGAGTTCTGTGCTTTAAAATCTGTATTAGTTGCAGTTAGAACTTCACCTGCACGAATATCACTTTCGAATCTTGTACCGAAACCTTCTATTCTATCGTTACCACCTGTGGCATCAATATTAATAGTGGTACCTGGAAGTGCCTTTCTATCGTTAAGTGCTAAGGAAGCAGTAAAGATAACAGTAGCACCATCCTTACCTACAACCTGACGAATATCAGACTGCTCATAAGCATATACAGCATCCAATGTATCTAATACTCTACCATCTCTAGTAACAACTTCACCAATTTGGAACTGTCCTGAAACCTGGTGTACTAAACAAGAAGCACCTGAACCACTGTAAACAAATGCAGTAGCACCTGATTGACGACCTCTTAATACTTCTCCAGAGTTAACTGTCTGACTGCTTGTAAAGTTCAGAGCAGTAAACATCTGTATGTCAAACATGAACAGATTATACTTATTAGAATCTCTTTCTAATTGTAGAGTTCTTGCTTTACCAATCAAAGCACCTTGTACTGAAGATGAAGCACCTGTACCAGACCAATTATCTCTTAGTTCTAATACCTGATAACAATTAGTTACACCTTCTCCAGAGATCTCTGGCCAACCCCAAATGTCATATACCTCACATGACTGTGATAAGTCAACAGGAATAATCTGGTTGTTACGTCCAACAAAGGTACGAGGTTTTGGTGCATCAACGTAATTAGCAGCAAGTAATTCTGTTCTATAACCTTTAACGTATGCTTTACCTCTACCAACTTCCAATGCCATGTAATTCATACTGGCAGCATTACCGTCAGCTGAATTAGTACCTGCATTATAAACACCATTATTAAAGAAATCATTTAAGTGTTCTCTAGGACGAACATCAAATGAATCAACAACATAGTCACCATGTGTTTCATAAGTACGACGAGCAATAGATTTCTCAATCTCGTTATACTCAGTACGATCAACGAAGTTTTCTACAATAGAATTATTAAGACGTAATAATTCGATAAAGTTTTTATCAGTATCGTCAGTTATTGGTTTCTTAACCAATGTACATTTGATTCTAAATCTATGAGAACCTGGTGCAGAATAGTTCGATGAACCAATTGCATTATCTGTTAGGGCTGGGTCATCTTCTGGAGTGATGATCGACTCTGATACTTCGAATCCGACTCTGTAGGAAGGATTATTGGTATACTGATCCAGAATGATATAAGCAGAAGAAATGTCAACAAAGTGACCACGGATGAAATATACTCCTTCATTGATATACGCTGTAGAACCTATTTGTGCTGCGTCAACTGGTAAAAGTTGAGCGAAAGGAGATCCAACTTCGATCAAAGTATTACCGAATGTTAGTTCTTCCTCACATATTAACTGTTCGTTGTTCTGGAATACCTTTGTACCTACATCAGATGTAGTATCACCAGACTCAACATACTTAAGATAGAAACTTATATAACCTCTTGTAGACTCAGTAGCAGGGATAGAAAATAGGATCTTAGCTTTAATGCCAGTAGTAAGACCTTCTACAATCTTTCCATGTAACTGTTCTCTATATGTCTCAACGTCAACTCCCAAGAACGCTTGCTGAATGAGAATGTTGTGTACAGTTAGGTCATATCCAATTTGTCCAGGAATGACCATGGCACCTTCTTTAAAGAGGTGTGTACCCATGTTCTCAATCTGATTCTGTAGAATCGATTGCATAGTAGTAAGTTCTCTAGCCTGGATTGGGAATCCTGGTCTAAAGAGTACTCTATAAAAATTATTGTTTTTGCTGAAATCGTCGAAATACGGAGCGATATTCAGATTGGTATTCTGTGGCATTGATTTAGAATTCTACTACGATCTTGATATCTTCGATTTGGTCACCTGCACGAGAAATCGCACCTCTATTATCTATGTAAATGATCTCACCAGAGTTTGGCTCAATCTCAGGTTTGGCGTATCCATTGGTGAATGACATACCCAAATCATATTCTGTGTTGTTAATAATACGAGTGGATGAACCAGAAACAATTGGGAAGTTGATGTCTGGGTCAGCAGAGGTACCTGATGTAGCACCTACCACAGGGTTACCACCCTCAAAGTCAGTTAGGTTACCAGTAATTTCTGGGAACACTCCATCAATTCTATTTTGATAGAATTTTAGAACTTTAGTTGTATCATTCCATGAAATAACCCGACCTCTAGCAGTCACTTGTTGACCACCAACTGTTCGGGATTGAGTTACGATCTCATCAGTTTGGAACTGACCTGTAAAGGTTGGTGAGAAGATCACCGCTTGAGTCGCAGATAGAGTGATAGCAGAAGTAAGTTCTGTAGTACCATATTGTTTAGGATTAATAACCAAACCAATACGACGATAATCGTTATCAGTTGGGAAGTCACCTGAACCTTCAGCGTAGGTGAACTTAGTATTAATCATCACACGATATCCACCTAACTCTGAATCAGGTTCAGCACCATGTCCAGTCTCAGGAGGAATAATAACGTCAATAGCAGCACCAGTACCAGTTCCTGCACCGATACCGTTTACTTCATCAATAACAATTTTACCAAAGTTATAACCAGAACCACCAGATGTCACAGTTGCGTTAACGATACGACCACCGTCAACAACTAATGATACTCTTCCACCAACTCCGTCACCTTTAATGGGGACGTTTTCATAGGTTCCGTTGTTGTATCCAGTACCAGATGCTTGGATAACAACAGTATCAATTTCTCCACCAACAGCATCACCTGTAACAGCGACATCGCTAAGAACAGGCATGTAATCGTTAGAGAAGAATTTTAAGACCTGACCAACAGGTATAGTATAAAGATACTTCCAACGATAACCGTCACTGGTAGTGATAATACTTGTGGAAGTACCTGTTGGCTCAACCGTGGATGGTTTGCCATTAGGGTCGGAAGGAGACGTGCCATTGTAGATACACTTATAAGTTTGATATTGTGAGTTAACTACATAAAAGTCTGCATCATACAACTTAGTTGCACCAGAAGATGCAGTTTTAGTAGAACTATAGTCATGACGGTACATGTCATAGACATAACCTAATCCACCAGTAGTTTGCTCTGGTGGTGTCCAGTCAATTCGCCTTACAACCTGGATTGTATCGTTAGCAAGAACTCTCTTAAGAGAGATCATGTCAGCGAATGTGTCTGAAAACTCTTGGAACGAGTCAACAGGGGTAGGTGGAGCATTTTCATTGTCCCACTCTTGTGGTCTTCCAATGAAAACATATAACCTATCTCTAGACGTTCCCGCCTCAAGGTCTGACTGCGATGGGTCGGCACCCTCTAGAGCTTTAATAAATCTCTCCGCAGTGAAAATTCTAAATTGATCGGTGAGTAGTGCCATCTTAGCAGTTTAACCTTCCTTTTATTTATGTGACTTATTCAGGTTCGTTTCTGATGAGGTTTGTAAACTCCTCTTTCCAGAAAGTTGATGTTGCACCAGAGGTACCACCTGTTAAGGTATCACTGGTTGTGAATTGATATGTATTACCATTATTTGTTAGATCTTCTAACGTTATTTCTACATATCCAGTGCTATAAGCATTATTAAATGAGACAACTTTACCAGTCACCCCAGTAGAACCACCAGTTACTATCTCTCCAACGATATAGTTAACGTTGTTCCAAGACTTAGCTACGACTTTAGAAGTTGCACTATGTGCTAATCCATCACCAAGAGCACCTGCATTAGATACAGTGGCAACTAGAGGAACCAAGCTGGAATCATATAACTCATCACCCTGTGCAAACAGAGTTGTGTTTTGACCACCAACGGTTTCCTCAATACCATAGAGTGATGATGCAACACCACCATCTAGGCTGATCTCATTCTCATAGTCTGTATCAGTATTTACCAGGTCAGGGATTCCATCACCTGCTCCGTCCAATTCATCATCATCTTCGAAAGCAAAGTTCTCTAATAAACCTAGTGGTGAAGTGAATAGAACAATGTTACTATTCTGTTGCTCAACCAAGACGTGTGGTGCTTCTCCAGTTTCTGTAGAACTAGCAACACCCGCAATGAATTGGATAACAGCAGTCTTTTCATTAGAACGACCACCATCAATGAATGCCAATTCGTCAACTTCGAAGATTAAGAATAACTCTTTAGTTACCTTATTCCAGTCATATACAACAGCAACTTTATTAGTTTTATCTTCTTCTACTCTTCTAATTCTATCTGAAACAGTAAAGTTATATCCTGACTGTCCACCTGAATCTGCTAGAGCATCGAGAACGATTCTTTGATCGTATCTGAAATTAAGACCTCTAGTACATCCAGTGAAACTAATAGCAGTCTTACCAGTATATCTAACAATTTCTGATCCTATCTGGAATTTACCAGAACCAGGATAGGCATCAGTAGTCTGAACATATAATACAGTATCTGCTGCAGCAGCATTTCTTAGCAGTGCAGTTACATTATATAAGTCACTTTCTAATGATGTTCTATTTCTTTGTGTTCTAATTAAGTTAGTATCTCTAGTAAAGATAACCTGAGGAGGAGAAACATAACTACCACCTGGATTGAGGATATTGATTTCAGTGATTTTACCAAGAGCAATCTTTGCTTCTGCAGTAGCACCACTTCCACCACCACCAATTAGCTGTATAATTGGAGGAGTCTCAAAAAACTCACCTGGGTTACTGATGTTGATTCCAGTAACTGAGCCGAACTGATTAACCTCAGCAACACCCGATGCTCCATCTCCACCACCACCTGATATAACAAGAGTGATATCGCCAAGATCGTAGTTCCTACCTTTACCTTCGATAGCAAGACCAGTAACACCACCAGTGACAGGAACCAATTCAGCACCTGATCCACCACCACCTTTTATCTCAGCTGAAGCATTAAAATATCCATCACCAGGCTGGGTGACTTGGACTGTTTGTAACCCACCACTACCATCAGTCTTTAGTACAAGATTTGCATCTGCTTCTACAACTCCTGAATCAGGACTGGTTACTTCCAATCTCAATGGATCATATCCTTCACCTGGATCTACCACATCAACAGAAAGAAGATCCCCATTGACACCAATATTTGCACGCAAAACAGCATCCCTAATAGGAGTACCGCAATTACCAATCACTAATCTTGGAGGATCGTTAGCATCATAACCAGAACCAGGATTGGTCACGATTACATCTTTAACACCAAATACGCTGTTAAAAACTGGTTCTATTGCTGCACCTGATCCTGGAACTGTTCTTGTCATTTATACCACCACTATATTTCCAACCATACCTGGATGTAACGTACACTGATAAACATGTGTCGTACCAGCTGCAAGGGTCATTGGTATTGTATAAACCAATGTTCCTGTAGTAGATCCACTAATACCATTAGTTACTGCAGAACCACCATTGGAAACTCTGATCTCAAATGGGTGTCCACTACCAGTAGTATTGTAGAACACATAGGTGAATCCCCTGTACACATAGATCGTAGGATCATCTGCTGTGTCTGACAGACCTGGACCTGAGAATCTATATGCAGAATCACCATTAGAAAGAACTTCATACCATAATACAGGTGAGATTCTTGATGCTACAGCATAGTTCTCATCAAAATAGAATGAATGACCTGTATTTGATGCACTACCAGTTGGGAGAGGTTCATCTACATCAACAGTTAATGTACTACCACTCACAGAAGTCGTACAACCTGAGCCACCAGATACTGTTATAGTGCTGTCAGTAGCATTCGCAGTATATGATCCAGTAGTACCTGATACAGTCTGGATTACGTTCTGGGCAATGTTCGGTGAGTCATTCGTAATTGTAATAGCACCTGCGTTGAGGTTAGTGCTAATACCAGTTCCACCCAAGAAGTTAAGTGTATCTGTAGTAACAGTAGCTGAAGTCTGTCCATTATCTGCACCGAATGTCTCAAATAGATTCTGATCAGGATCTCCAAGAGCTCCTGTCATATTGATTGTTAAAGTGTCTCCAACCAATGCAGTAGCAATGTTTGTACCACCAACAATATTAAAAGTGTCGTTAGGAGCAGACGCAGTGGTTGTACCAGTATCACCAGTAAATGTCTCAAATAAGTTTTGTGTGGTTCCACCGCTTCCACCTGTTCCTTGTTCATCATTAGCAGGTTCCCATGCACTATTGCTATCATTCCATTTCAGGACTTGACCATCAGAAGGACCACCATTTACAGTTGTATCAACATCACTTAATAATGAAATACTACTGGTCTCATCAATAAGAGGTACCCATGCAGAAGTATTGCAATAATATCCTTTACCTTCAGCATTTGCATAAGCAAACATACCCTGATGATCTGATGCAATTGGTAATCCTGCTGCATTTGCGTAAGGTGCATACCATTTAAAATATCCATCATCACCATCAACATATGTTAAAGCTGATCCAGTTCCACCAGCCCAAAGTTTAATATCTCCTGTGCCAGTTTGCTTAAGTACAATGTTATCAGTACCGTCACAAACGAACTGATGTCCATTAGTATCAAGATTAGAACTTAGAAGATCATAATTCGCTGCTCTAAATGCTCCTGAAGGACTAGAAGTCCACTTTAATATTTGTCCATCAGCAGGAGATCCACTGATGTCCACTTGGATTGTAGTATCGTTACCTAATGCTGCGTAAAGCTCATCAAAGTTGGCATTTACCTTGATTGCACCATCACGCAAGGTATCACCAGTGCCATCATTTGCAGAAGATCCAATACCAACTGATTGTTTAGCCATGTTTTTACAGTTTGTACAGTTTTATTTATGTGGCATCGAAGGAGATACCAGTAGTATCCAACGATACGTTGGTACTTGAGAAGTCCTCAGCAGTCTGACCGCCACCACCACCTGTCACGGTAAGAGTTGCAACGTCAGTTGTTAGAGGAGAGTTAGTTGCAGGTGTTGCACCCACAGGTCCTGTGATAACACATCTGTATTTGTATCCAGACATGTATGCCAGAGCAGTAAATGTTAGAGCATTAGCAGTAGATCCTGTGATAACAGCGAATGAATATCCACCATCTGTAGATCTGTACCATTGATAAGTCTTAGGACCATCCTCAGGACTAATAGATGCAGTAACAGTAAATGTGACTGATGTATTTGCTGCGACTGTAGCACTCTGAGGTTGTGCACCAATTAATATAGTAGCTGGTGGTGCCTCACCGCCACCTGAAGGAGGTGGAGGAGGTGTAGCAGCACCATCATTATCTGGTTTCTGTAATACTTCCCTAGTAGTAAATCCAATAAGATATGGAAACTTAGGAATCAAATTCTGTTCAGAGTCTAATTCTGTAGATAAGAAATAAGCATAGGTTCCATTAGGAAACTCAGGTGTTACCGCAAATCTACCATTATGATAATCAAGCATTCCCAATCCTTCTTGGTATTCCCAATCTTGTATTAATGCTCCTGCAGGTGGATTCTGTTGAGTAGTACCATAAGTAGGTCTTCCAGCTGTCTCCTCAGACTTAACTCTATATGAACTACTTGCTAGTCCAATATCAGAATTATTATCCCATGGATTACTATAAACATAAGGACCATAAACAGGAAACCCATCAAAAGCAATACCAACCATTTTGGAATGTCCATCAGGATGTCTTAGATTATCTCCATCATACTGACTAGCACCGTAATAATCATTATATGCTGCCATTACAGAATTATCTTTCCAACACTGTAGAAAATCTGTATCATGATAATGATATTGACCTGTTACTTCTGGGTGTCCACCACAACTATCATCTCCAAACTCTACAACAGCATCTTCGAAATGTGCGTTCCAGTTAAATCCAGTAGGAGGGTTACCACCTGCACCTGCACTAGGATTAAAGAAGACGACACCATTAGATGCAATACCAATAGCACCTAAAGGTACTGCAGCTCTTGCATTTCTTTGATCAAAATATTCATACGATCCACTATATGTTTCTCTACTATAATCAACAATTAACTCAAGATTAGTTGATGTTGCCCTCCAAAATTCTCCAGAAGCAACGGTCTGTTGAGTACCAGTATACTTAAATACTTGCTTCTTTTCGTTAGCAGTTCCTGCATCTAATACAAAAAGAATTCTATCTCCAACTTGTATAGAACTTCCAAGTAAACCATTATCTGCAACAGATAAAGGAATACTAATTACAAATCCATTCTGTGTAAAATTAGCATCATCAAAAGTTCTACTAATACCAAACGTACCACCTCTATAATACCAACTATGCTCAAAGTCTTGCTCTGTTACATTATTAGGATTATTAGCATTAGGAAAGGTACCATAAGTAACGGGGTTGGGGAGTCCATCCCCGTCCACCGTTAGAATCTTAGTAGCGTTATTGTATGATGATGTAGCAGCCATGTTCTATTTATTGGAAGATCTGAGTAGGTAAGAAGTTAGTGATGATTGTCGCACCAGTCTGAACTGTGAGGATCACAGAGTTAGAGTAAATTGGTGAAGCACCTGCAGCAGTTATAGCAACACGGAACTCATCACCATCATCTGCCTGTGCGGCTGAAGGTGTGCTGTAAATGGATGATGTAGCACCAGTAATGTTAGCCCAGTTAGTTTCACCATACTGCTTACGTTGCCACTGATAGTTAAGTGGAGTAGTTCCAACAGTGCTATCAGATGCCTTGATGAATTGACCGATAACAGTAAATCCTGCAGTCTGACCTTGGTTAACAGTTACGTTAACTGGTTGAGAAGTGATCTGAATTAATCCTTCTTCGATAACAATTGGGTTACCTTCACTGTCAGTTCCTTCACCTGCGTATGTGTCAAATCCTTGGTTGACAGCAGGTCCAACTGGAGGAGTCCAATCATCAGGAACTACATTCTCAACTGTAACTTCAGGCATAGAATAACCAACACCTGCAGTCTTGACATCAATTCTCAAGAGACCCATTAATGCACGAATACGACCATCAAATCCAGAAGAAGATACAACGTCAACGTTTGGACGTGAAGAGTATCCATCACCAGGAGAGGTAATGATTGCACTCTTAATTTCACCTGTTGTGATAGAAGCAAGTGCTTCTGCATTACGTCCCTTAACAGTTCCTGTGTACTCGAAAGTAATCAAGGAGTTGGAAGATTCGATCAACGCAACTTCACGATTCTCATTCTCACCCTCGATCTGTAATACGTCACCAGCTTCGATAGGAGGTACAACAGTTGCAGCGATAACGTCAGCATCAGAACCGATGTATGAGAAGGCAACGAATGTTGATCCCGCACGAGGAACTTCAGCGAAGATAATTCTAGAACCAACAAGTTCATAACCTACGCCTGGTTCCTGAATAACACCATTCAGGGAAACGATAATATTGTTCTCAGGAAGTATGGTACT